AGTTTACCTATCTCTGCCGTGCCTGCCTGCAAAGTAGCTTGAGTAGCAAAAGTTCCGGCGTTGGTTACGTTATGAGAAGGGACAGAAGCCAATGAAACAGGTTGAGTCGCCTGCCAGAATGTACCTGATACAGGTTGCGTAACTCCTGAATTATCCACATATAAAGCTCCTGAAGCATTAACCTGCAAGGGTGCTATTTCATTATCAAGGCTGGCAAGTGTAGCCAACGTATCGTTTCTAACCGCTCCCATTATATTCCCTTTAGTGGCAGCTTCCGTATAAGTAGCAGTCCCCAAGACAGCTACAGTATCATCAATCAGTTGAAGTGCTGTAAGAGCAGAACCGTCTACTTGAACCGCAAAAGTGCCAGCGTTTGTAACGGCATGTGAGGGCACGGAAGCAAGCGATACTGGTTGTGTGGTTTGCCAAAAAGTTCCACTGACAGGTTGAGTCGTTTGCCAGAAGACTCCATCGACTGTAATTGAATTACCACCATCCTGTATGTTCACTGCCGCACCGGCTGCGCCATTGTCTACGGTTACATTATGCCCGTCTGCTAATTGTTTGGCCGCTGTTGCCGCACCCGTAGGCAATGGCAAAGAAGCTGCTGATATTGGTTGAGTTGTTTGCCAAAATGTTCCCGATACCGGTTGAGTTACTCCTGAACCATCGACTGTGACTGTCCCGCTTGGAATTACCCACAAAGCACCGTTAGCATCTGTTCTTAATTGCACATTGTCCCCCTCGATAGGAGTAAGCGCAGACAACACATCATCTCGTGTAGCCAAAGTTAATACTCCGGTGTCAGTTGTTCCCGTAGCGGTATCAATCGCTTTGCCCAAGTTCGTAGCTCCAGTCCCCGGGATTACACTGGTTACATCAACGTCACCAATATCCACACCGGAATTGGCGGCTAACTTGCCAATCACTGCCGTACCAGCTTGAAGAGTAGATTGAACGGCGAATGTACCTGCATTGGAAACTGGTTGAGTTGCCTGCCAAAACGTACCGGATACGGGCTGTGTCGCTTGCCAGAATGTCCCCGTAACCGCAATGGAGGCATTATTTATAGTTACGTCACCAATATCTACACCATCATTTGACGCCAGCTTACCAATAGCCGCTGTGCCTGCTTTTATTTCTACAGGTAATGCTTTAGTTGCGCTAACGGCTCTTAACGTATCAGCGGAATCTTCCCACATAATAGCCGAACCGGTTATCGTGGCAGATGTATCACCCTCTGTATATTCAGTACCACCGCCACCGCCGGTTACATGCAAAGCGCCTGTTGAATTTACTCTCAACCGCACATAATCTCCGTCAATCGGCGTTAAAGTTGTTAGAGCGTCGTCCCTTACCGCTAACAGTGCTGTGCCGGTATCAGTGGCTCCAGACGCATCATCAACATTATATTGAGTGCCTCCGCCGCCACCGGTTACTCTTAACGCCCCCGCACTATCAACCTGTAATGGTGAATAATCACCATCAGTTCCAGCCAGCGCACCGGCAACATCATTGCGAACCGCCAGTGTCATAACACCGGTATCACCTGACGTATGCGCAACGTCTTCCAGTTGCGCTATGTCAGTGGTAGTGGCTACCAGTAAACGTTTGGTGGTGTCATCAAGTCTTAAAATTGCCTGTGTGCCTGCTGACGATAAAATACCGCCGACTGTGTGCCCTTGTGCAAAATTCTTGGATGGTGTGAATACTTCGTCTGCCATAATTATTTATTAAGTAATTCCCGTTCTGCCATTTCTAATGATATTCTACTATCTTTTAGTATAACCTCTTTTTTATCTAATTGCCTGCTTTTTTTTTGTAAGTGTTCTTCTTTGTCATTATTCTTGCGATTTTTGATATTTATAATGTTTTGAGAATATTCTAATGAGTCCACAATCTCTGATAAATCATTAAGTCCTATAGACTCTAACATCTCTAATCTTTCTATACGATTGTTTACTATTTCTAAAACAGCTGCTAAATTAGCCACCAACTCCTTGCTTTGTTCAGTTGCTCTAACATTTTTTTTCTTTAATTTCTTAATTTTTATCTCGACCTCTTCTAGGTATTCATTCCTTTTATCAAGTTCTTTTTCTTTAATGTTATTTTTACTTATCTTATTTCTTAATTCACACTTTAATCTATTGGCTTGGCTCTTCTGGGCGCCAACATCAACTCTTATTTTCTTCGCTATATCTTTATCTGTGTTTGCTTTTGCAATAAGTTTTTTAGCTTTTCCCACAGCCTCCTCAATTATCGCCTTGCCGGACTTTTCAGCATCCAGCTTTTTAATATTTATCTCATCATTAAGTTTTATTATCTCTTTCCTTTTCTCTTCTGATACTTTAGCCTGTGTTTTTTTGATTACTTTAGTAGGAAGAGACAACCTCTTTATCTTATTACCTGATTTAACATTGACTATCTGAACGTCTTGTATGTTTTTCCTGACCGCCCGTTTATTTACAGCAACCCGTATGTCTTTTAAAGACTTCATACATATTAAGCCGGTATAGTTACAGCCAAATCACTTGTAGAAGATAAAGGCCTCCATAACACATAAAAGTCAATTTGTCCGGCGGTAAGAGTAGCGGTTGCTATAGTTAATATAATATCATTGCCGTCATTCAACACCTGCGCAACCGGAACAGCACCCACCCCGACTCTGGTATCAGTAGCATCCACCCACACATCACCATCTGCCAAGTTTTTAGCTGCTGCTTGGGCGATTAAGGCGGCGGTATTGCCCGCTACTCCAACTTCTACAGTCGGCACGCCAGCTGACGTTATAGTCGTGTTCACTACTCCAAACACAGACACCAGCAAATTTCCGGTAGCAGTAAATAAAGTGTGCGCGCCGGTTGCTCCAGTAGTAGCCGCCGCAAACGTCCAAGATGACTCTAACTTAAAAGCCTCGTTAGAGTTTATTGTTCTAAAGTTAGCGTCTATTTGTTGGGGAGCTACTGTCATAATTATATTGTAACCTCACCAAGAGGTGATGTCTACGCAGTCCTGGTAAAGGTGTAAGCGGTTGCGCTTGAAAACATCAAAGTAAATCTTGCTTGTCCCGTTACACCGGTCGCTACGGTCAATTGCCCGAAACTCGCCGCAGTAGTGGCGGCGGCGTCTGATAAGATACCGTTTGTTGCTACAGCGATAGTAACGATATTAGCGCCTGCGGTATTGTCAATATAAAGCTCGTGTATTGTGCCTTGTACGGCTCCCAGCGCGGCACCAAGCAATGTTCCTGTCGGAAGAGTGATAGTAGTCGCCGCTCCTGATGTAGACGTGATGTAGCCGGTTGCCACTTCTGCCGCCGTAGCTGTAGCAGTGGAGTTAATGGCGGCTGTAGAATGGGTGATTATCCCGTTATTCAATGTAGTTACACCCGTGAATGTATTCACTCCGCTATGGGTGTTAGCTCCGCTGAAAGTCAAAGCTCCAGACAGCGTGCCGTCTTTAGTACTGTTCAAGCCTTCCTCTGAAACTACGGGGGTATAGTCTTCAAGTTTTCTGGCCATGCTAGTCGAGAGTTAAGTGAGCAATCCCCTGCGTAGAGTCTACTGAAGCTATTTGTCTGGCCCATCCGATATAAGTAGGTGATACATCTGCCGCGGCCGCTGGTGATACTGAACCTGCCACAGCTGCTGATGGCATAAGTCCTACAATGTCCGCTGAAGTGTTTACTCCTGTGTCAAATAATACTGAACCATCTCCGCCGGTCTGCACCCAGCCGTAATAAGAAGCCGTCATGGCGTAGAGCGCTATGCCTACCGGCCCGCCTGTAGGAGTGGTGGGGAAATCAATTACTCCATGCTGTGCATTCTTTCTAACCGTTACCTGTGAAGCTGTAGTCAAAGCAATCCTGACTCCTCTGTCTACCGTAAAGGTGCAAGTACCAGTAGAAGAAGTCTGCACTGTATGTCTGACAATCTTAAACGTCTGCCCGATACCTGCCGCTGACTCAACCACCAAGTCACCTGACTGAAACTGGTTGGATGTAACGGCTGTCCCGCCTAGCGTTACCGCGACGGCTGTTGAGCCGATAGCTGAAGCCGCCTGTACTACCATTGAGTAGTAGTTAGTATCCTCAACCGGTTCCTGCAATAAATGACCTGTTACTAAAGCTGTTCCACCAGCTTGTACATATCTAAACTTCCGGCCCCATTCGTCGATGTGCAATTCTCCCAGTTTATGCTGTTGACCTACGCTCTCTGTGTATAAATCTTCAATTATATTACTCATATTTTTATATTCCTGTTAGTACTAAACACCTGTCACTCCAGTCAATCGGCCCTGCCGTCTTGGCTGGAAAGTAACTAAGTTACCGAATAAATAGATATGGCCGACTTTGCCGTACTGGTTAATGGGCTTCATCATCCCGCTAAACTGCAATCCTGTGCTGTTTGTAGGCGCCTCGCTGTAAACCCCGTCATGTGTGCCGCCAAACTTAGCCTGTTGCATTTCAGGGTCGCTCTTGCCGTACCAGTTTATGTAATTCTCGTTAATGTTCCAAACCGTTTGTGCTGTTGCTTTCTCATCAGCCACCCATGGTACACCTTTGTAAATAACTGAAGTAAATCCTTGTGAACCCTTTAATTCACCACCGGCTACAGGCCCTTTGCTTCGTCGTGTAATTACCGGATAGCCATTAGTTTGGTAATTAGCTGTAACTGTAGGGGTGAGCAGACTTTCATATAAATTCCAGACAGTTTCATCAGAAATTATGATAGTCGGCTTTTGTCTGCTGGCGGAACCACCGCTGATAGCCGAGTAAAGAGTAGCCAGCTTAGTTAATGTCAGAGTGCCTCCGGAAGCTGTGCGTGTTCCAGCTAGAGTTGGGTAAGTAGTTCTGGACAAGTTACCGATAGTCGTTACTGAAGTACCATCGTCCACCAGAGCGTCAAGTCCCAAAAAGTCTTTATTGCCGTTTCCCGTACCGTCAGTGTAAAAGATTTCAGAAATGTCATCTAAGGCATCCGACCCAGCGGACTCTATTTCTACCTGAAGCAGATTTAATACTTGAGTATCGCCTGTCTGATTAACTAACAAGTCAAGACCTGGGACAGCCACCGGCATTTCGTAAGCCCGCAAGTCATAACTCATGGTCTGTCTGGTTTCCACCGCTTCTGTTGAGTGGACATCTAAACCGCTGAATGACCCGCCATTAGAATTTTTTGACAACTTGACCGGACGCTTTAAAGTTTCACCTGACCAGTTCTGTCCGTTGCCTATCCATCTGAACGTAGCAATGCTGTCAGAAAGAATGTTATCAAATACTTTCGGTAAAATTTTATCTTGCGTTATTCCGACTACTCGTTGTGTAAATGTCATAGTTTTATGTAAAAAATAAACTCACCGTTTCGGGTGAGCCTTTGAGACTTCTAATTAAATTATTATTCCGTTTGTCTAACTATATACGAATTACTCTAACCATGTCAACATCATTTTTTAGCTCTCTTTTTCATGGCTAAGCTTTCCTTGGATATATTAGCTCCATTTTTTCTGGCTTCATTAAAAGCTATGGCTAGAACCTGTTTATGTGACAGTTTCTTTTTAGATTTATGAAGTTCGCTGATTAATTTTCCTATATCTGTTGTTTTTGGCAATGGCATAATTATATTTTTAATTTACTTCTAATTGACTGTACACTTCTTTGCAGAAAGTTGCCAACCTTATCCGGTGGCGGTGGTGTATTTATCTTTTCCAATGGCAATAAAGCCAACGATGGAGGGACTGGAGGCTCTGGTGCTTCTTTCTCTTCCGGCTCTTCTACGGTTTCGCCTATACCGGTCTTGGCTTTATTCATTACAGCCCTGACAAACTCAATGATGTTCTGTTTTATCTGTTCGTCCTGCACCTGTTTCATTCCATCACCCTCTATGAAGTCCTGTAGAGTCGATAAATATTCCTTGCTCGGCTCATCCGGTACTTCCGGTGTTTCGCCTTCCATCAGCTTCTGAATATCAGCAATGGCGTTAGCATCACCGCCCTCATCTCCGCCTTCCAAAAATTCAGCCAGATACTTGTCCATGAAGAAACGATAGTAGACTATTCGCTTAGCAAATTCTTTGGGGTTTGGTTTGTCCAGACCCTCGGCGATAGATAGCGGGTCAAGTATGGCAATGGACTGTATAGTTTCGTTCTTAATGGCGAACTTGTCTTTAGGCAACGCACTGCCGGCAACCACTTCAACCTGTATACCGTCCTCAATTTTATCTCTGTTCCATTCCAGAAAGTGAGTCTTGCCGGTTGAAGCCTGGAAGCGGATTATCTCATCCTCATCCCAAAATACTTTCATCAGTTGTACCATTCCGGCCCAGAATTTAGTCATACCCTCTTCTATCGAGTCGGATATTGATTGAAGTCTGCCTAGATTAGCCCGTTGTGAGATAATTTCCTGGCCCAGCGTTTTAAGACCGCTCGACTCGCCTCTTAACGGTGCGTTAGTGCCGAACAAGTTATCAATTTCAGCTCTGGCGTCACGTTTATCATCAAGCACGTAAGCAGGTAATAAGGCCGGAGCTACTCTGGCAACGGCGCTTCTGACATCACCATCAACCATAATTGTTTCCTTATGGTCACCCGTAAGTCTGGATGCATCATCTTGACTCATTTTATTCTCGTCTATAACTTTTCCGCCCTCGGCACTATCGGCATTCTCTACTATCTGCCGTCCCCGCTTATTCAACACGTCCTGCAAAAGCATAGCCTGCTCCAGTAGTGACGTGTCATCAATTATATATTTGTTCAGGTTCAAGTGGTTAAAGATAATGTATGGTTTCTTGGGACTTTCCAGATAGTTCAAGCTCAATAATTTATCGTCCTTGGTTTCGTACTCGTCATAATTCCAGTTAGGATTTTTTATCGCCCCCAGCAAAATGTCTTCCAACCGCCAAGCCACCGCTTCTTGCGCGTTGCCCTCGCTGTCAAAATACGTAAACCAGTTCTCGGTATACCCAACAGTCTTTTGAAGCTGGCTTTTTACTCCTTTGACAATTCCCAGATGCTTGAATATCTCATCTTTCTTATCGGGATATTCCAGTAACAATTCCTCAACGGTAGCCGTTAGATATTCAACAATTAAAGGAATATTGTCAGGGTCATCGGCCCCTATTTCAAATACTATTTTTTCGGGTCTTACCACATCAACCACAATCTTGCCTTGTCTGGTGCCGTCCATCTTCCGGCGTCCTTGGTTGGGGTCAAACCGATATTTCAATACTGCCACCCGTTTGCCTGTCAGCAGATGTCTGACAATCATCTTCATTTTGTTCTTCATGAACAAATCTTTATACAAAGACATCAACACACTGCCCAAATCCATAGCCAACTGCCTGCTCTCGTCACTGTCCCTAGCCTCCGTTACTATTGGCTCGGCCGGTTGAGATACTGCCATCGGCACTAGAGTTTCAATGGCTGTTAAAATTCTGTTGTTCCTGTAGTCGACCTGAAAGTCATATAATTCGCCATCCTCGTATGGTTTATTAAGATAATATCGTTCAGCCTTTTTCCTGGCCTCGTCAAGTTTCAATTCCTTATTCCACCAGGCTCTTGCTTTCTCGGCTCGGTCTTTCAATATGCCGGTGATGTCTTCGTCACTCAAATTTAAACCATCTCTTTGCTCTAAATCCTCCTGATTTTCCGCTAAGTTTGGTGACGCCATAGTTCTATACTACACGATATATTGTTTTACAGGTATTCCTTGAACACATAATGTCCAGCGGTCTTGGTACTCCTCTCATCTCACCGTTTATGATGACGCGTGTTTCACTGTAATAATTACAAATAATTCTACCACAGTCTATGCAATGCAAATTCTTACTGTAATTAGGGCTATCGTTCCCCAGTATTACAGTCACCACATGATTTAATGTTGTACGCTCTGGAAGTTTAATCATCGTGTTCTCCAATTTTTAGTTTTATTTGTTCGTTTTTTTAATTCTTCTAAATCAACAGCTGGTACAGTCATGTCAGGTGATACGGTTGGATAAGTCTTTTCTTTCTTCTGTTCAGGCCTGACTATCCCGCCGGAAACAGATGTCTTCTCCATCGCAATTCTCCATAAAATCGTAGCAAAGCAATAGTGGTCTCTGCGTCCATCGATAGTCAACCACTTGGCTTTATCTATTCCTTGCGGGTTTCTTTCAATAGACCTGTAAACCTGACCCCAATCTGAAATATACAACTCTAAATCAGTTAATGTAAGGTTAAATATAATATCCTTGTCTTTGAACTCGCCGACAACCATGTCGATTATCTTGGTGCGTTCAGATTTTACCACGTGCCTGTTTTTATCTTCACCCCACTCGATAATATCAATCTTCTTCTTTTCTGATGTATCGAAGTAATGCACAAATACTTTTCTTTTAATCTCTTGAGCCAGCTTGATAGGTGTCCGGGGATACGGTAAGGCGTCAATTACGCAATAAGCGTTATATCTTAAGATGTCGTTCTTCACGTCTTCCCAGTTCTCGGTTTCATATATCTTGAATATTCCATAAGCATTACCGATTACTACAGTTTTCATTACTCCGTTATCTACTCCCATCGCCACGTCAGTCATCGGGTTAGTACCAGGGGCCAGACAATCAGTTATCGTCTTACGGCTGACAGAAGTGTCAGAAGATACATAAGGAAGTCCTAGTGTAAAATTGTAAAAAGTAGCCTTGTCACCCTCGCTGTCTTTTATAATTTTGCTTGCGCTATGCCACGGCACCATCATCTGGCTAACCCAGTAACCGGATATATCTGATGTTCTTTTTTTTACCCACCTGCCGCCTCGCCTGTCGTCATCTGTCAGAGTTTTATGACATTTTGCGCAGATATATTGCTTAGTCTTAAAGTTGATATTATCAGGAAATTTCAGGTACCAGTCGTACTTACAGCGTAAACACTTAACAAACCAATGCTTCTGGTCGCTCTTTTGCCACTTATCATCGACACCAAAACCAGGTATGGACGGATTACTGAACTGCCAGATAAATCCCAAGTCAGGACGTTCACGTTTAGCATCGTCCAGTCTTGACTGATATGTTCTAAGAACTTTCTGATTGCTTCTGTCCAGCTCATCGTTGATTAAAATATGTGCCGATATGCTGATGGCTGAACTCTCCTCAAAACTTCCTCTGAAATACACAAACCTGTCGCCTATGCTTTTAAGCGCAATGCTGTCAGTCCTACCGACCATATTCTGATACACCTTATTGCTGATAATTATCGGGTCTACTTTAGGCGTTACAAAGTCTTTGACTACACTTTTACTCGGTAAAGTATAAATAATATTTGCCCTTAGGTATCTGGACACCCACAAAGACTTGTTGATAGCCAGCGTAGACCATCCGACCTGCGCCGCTTTGATAGCCACCTGCTCCTCGGCCATATCAGCGTATGGTTCAATCAAATATCTGTGGTCTTTGAACTCAATCAATGAACCGTTCTCATTCAGGACTTTGTTGTTGTGCAGAAAAGCCAGTGGATTAATGCTTTCAGCCGCTGTCGGCAGTTTCATTTTGTATTATCTAGGAAAAGTTTTTAGCCCCTCGTTTATTATTGGCTCCCATTCAGTAAACTCTATTTTCCTTGTCTTCTTTTTAGTATTAGTATCAAACCAAACACCTTTATCTATCATCTTTTGTATCTCATCTCTCATAACTTTTGCGGCCATAAGCAACTCTCTCCCGGTTTTCTCAGCCGGTTTCTCAACAATGGTATACCAACCGATATCCTCCCACCCGCTTTCAGTTTTCAGCCTACCTATAAAAATAATATACGCCATACCGCCTCTCCAACCAGTCCAGCGTAATGATTTTTTCAATCTTTCATTCATCCCGTTGTATTGTCCAGAAACGCTTGAGTAATTACTCCGGCTATGTTCTTTTCCGCTTCCGGTGATAAATTGTTTTCTATCTCAATGGCAGACCCGTCTTCGCCGGTATGTTCTATGGCTTGTTTGGCTCTTCCAAAACAATGGTCTATCAAAAATCTAATCATATTGCCGTCACCTTTTTTGGCTAATTTCTTTGCTTCTTTCAGCAATCCCTTAACTTCTTTCTCTGTCACATAGTCACTAATTTGAGGTCTTTTGGTAGAGCCAAGCTTGCGCCCTGCGCCATCTCGTTTGCCTCCGTGTTGATTTTGTTGATTTTTATTCATGGCTTTATAACGCTTTTGGCTTTTGATATGGCCTTTTGTTTGTGACTAAAGGTATCCCCCGCAACCTATAGCTCCCTTGTTTTTTGTAATCATGAAAAATGCTGGACATATCATCATATTGATTATCAGTACATAAAATCATATCATATTTCTTCTGATAATTAGGATATTTTTCAGCTAAATATGCCAAACTCAAATCTTTTATTTTCGTCACGTCTATCTGCTTTATCATAACGCTTTTAGCTGTTCGTCAGTAAAATAATCTTTAGCTCTGTTTGGATAATTCCTTACAAAATCTTCGTTTGGTTTATTCTTGCTTGTCCACGGCTGGATTATATCCCTGCTGTTTTTATCTCTCTCGCCCTGTATCCTATTTGTTTGTGTTTGGGTAGTGAACTCCGGTGGTCTTTTAAGTTCCACTCTGTCTTTGTCTCTGCATATCCTACCCGGCAATATCCCATATGTCATGTGTATTATAGCCGGTTCCCGACCGCATTCAGGACAAGTTGTTTCTTTTTTCATATTCCAATCTACTCTCTAATGTCATTACTCTGTCGGTTTCCAGTGTTTTTGTGTTTTTAACTTCTTTTGGCGATGGTGAAGTTACCACACCGCCTCTGCTTTTCTTTTGTTTGACAGCCTTTTTTATCTGCTGGCCGATTAAAACACCCTCTGTCGTGTAATACGACTGCTTGTCATCCTCGGTGACAACGATAACGCTAATTGTCCTGGCGTTCTTCATAGTCAATTAAAACTTCAGTAGTAATCAAACTTGAAGCCACAGACACGGAATTTTCGACGCAAAGCCTGATAACTTTTACAGGGTCGATGATGCCTTCCTTGATTAAATCTTTTATTTCTCCGCTGACAGCTTCATATCCTCTGTCGCCATTTCTCATGGTTTCAACCATCGGATTGATAAACTTCTCTCCACAATTTTCCAATACTTTTCTGATAGGCTGTTCCAACACATCCCTTAATAATTTGGACCCGTTACTGTCGCCTCTTACTGCTGACGCCATCTTTAGGAATGTTACTCCGCTTCCTGATACATACCCCTCACTGAACGCCGCCTGTGAGGCACCCACAGCGTCCTTGACACGTTCAATCTTCTCCCGGGCCTCAACCTCCGTCTTAGCACCCACCCGCACCACAGCGACGCCTGTAGTGAGTTTAGCTATCCGCTCTTCAACAATTTCTTTATCCGGCAATGTCTTGGTGTTTTTTAGCAATTCTTTTAATATTTCTACCTGGCGTTTTACTTTACCGTGTCCCTTTACAAACATCGTGGTACTGGCGTCCGACACAACCTTACTTGCTCCACCCAAGTAATCATCGTTAAAAGTCTTCATGAACTCGTCCATTTCCATCCCCAGTTCTTTTGAGATAACAGACCCGCCGGTCATGATGGCAATGTCTTCCAGGTACCCAGCCCGATTATCACCAAAGCCCGGTGGTTTTATTACTACGCAGTTTATAACCCCATTCATTTTATTTGTCACCAGTGTCTGCAAAGCCGCGCCCGATACTTCACCGACTATCACAATATTCTTTTTGCCTTTATTTATTATAAATTCAATCACCGGCACTATTTCTTTGTTTGTCGTTAATTCCTTATCAGTAATTATTATTACCGGTTTGTTTACCACTGACTCCAGCCGGAATGAGTCAGTCACAAAGTATGGTGAAGCATAGCCTTTGTTTATACTCATGCCGTCAGTTTTATCTATCCATGTGTCATAACCTCCCGACTCTTCAACTGTCACCAAACCATCGTCACCCATCTCAAAGACTACTTCACCAATCAGTTTTCCCAGCTCTTTATCTGATGATGATACGGAAGCTATTTTGATTAAATCATCTTTTGACTCTACCGGACGGGATAATTCTTTTAGTTTTTCCAGCGCCTCATTCATGGAAAGCCTTAACTCGTCCCGCAAAACCATTGGATTGACGCCTTTTATTTTTAGTTTTATGCCTCTGGTTATAAGCTCGTAAGCTAATAAAATAGAAGTGGTTGTACCGTCTCCGGCCTCATCGTTAGTCTTCTGCGCCGCTTCTTTAATTATATCAATACCCATCTGCACAAACCTGTCGGGGCTTTTAACTTCCCTGGCTATCGTTACACCATCGTTTATGACAATAGGATAACCCCAGGGCCTTTTGATAGCCGCGTTACGGCCTTTAGGTGAAAGTGTCTGGCAAACAGCATCATACATCAGCTGTACGCCTTTCAGAATATCCGACTCCGCCGACTTGCCTGTTTTTATGTATTCGTTCCTCATGGGGAATCTTAATTATAATACTGCGACAATATCCTCAAACTTAATAAAATTCAATTCTTTGCCTTGTACCAATATCTTGTTTTCAGTATACCGCCGATGGACAATTATGTCACCATTCTTTAATTCAATAGGCGGTTCACCTTTTCCGATAGCCATTACTTTTCCTATCTCTGGTTTTTCCTCACCGGCCAACTGCAGGCCGGAAGATGACTTATCGTTTGCCGGTTCACAAATTACTATTTCTTT